TGACGGTCGGCGAGCTGACGGCCCTGTTCCGGGGTGCTGGCGCGACCCAGGCCGGGCTGAGCCTCCCAAATTCCAGGCGGCCTGCGCGGCCCGCTTCCACCCGGACGTCGAAGCGGCGCTGATGGCCGGGTTCGGGGTCGACGTGCTCGACCCGGCCGTGTCGACCCGCCGCGTGGCGGTGCTGCTCGACCGGCTGCCCCCGGCCGCCCGCCGGGCCGGCCGCCAGTGGTCGACCGAGGCCGAGCTGCTGGCCGTGCTGGTCGACCACATGGCGGCGCTGACGTGGGTGACGATGCGCGCCCACGGCGCTAAGAACGTCCCCCGGCCCAAGCCCATACCACGGCCCCCGGAGCCGGGGGGAGCGGCCCCACGGCCCGCCCAGCGTGACCCAGGCCCCGCTAAGCCGGGCGCGGCCAAGACCAGCTCGTGGGCCGACGCCGCCGCGCAGCTCGCCGGGATGGCGGGCGTCAAGGTGGTGACCCCCGGTGGCTAGCTACACCTACGGGCGGCTCACGATCCCCGTCACGGCCGACACCAGCGGCCTGAACCGGGACATCACCGGGGCCGCGACCCAGGCCGGCCACCAGGCGGCGGGCGGGATCAACTCCTCGATGTCGGCCGGGCTGCACGCGGTCGGCGGCCTCGGCCTGGCGGTCGGCAAGTCGGTAGCAACCGGCCTGGCGGGCGCGACGGTCGCCGCCACCGGGTTCGGGATCGAGTCCTTCAAGACCGCCGCCCGCGTCGGCGAGATGGACGCCAGCCTCCGGGCGCTGGCCAAGGCCAACAACCTGTCGTACGACGAGATGCAGCGGAACGTGACCGCGATCCGCAAGCAGGGCATCGAGGCCGGGGTCGCGCAGAACCTCGTCGCGCAATTCGCGCGTAACCAGCTCGACCTCTCCAAGTCGACCGACCTGGCCCGCGTAGCCCAGGACGCCGCCGTCATCAGCGGCCGGAATAGCTCCGACGTGCTAGACGACCTCGTGCATGGGATCAGCACCCAGAACTCGATGGTGCTCCGCAACGCCGGGCTGAACGTGCAGGCCGGGAAGGCGGTCGATGACTACGCCAAGAGCGTCGGCAAGACCACCAAGGAACTGACCGACGCCGAGCGGTCCCAGGCCGTGCTGAACGCCGTACTCGAGTCGGGCAAGACCGTAGCCGGGGCCTACGCCGAGGCGATGAACGAGCCCGGCAAGGTGCTGCGGTCCTTCCCCCGGATCATCGATGACATCAAGCTGTCCGTGGGCCAGGGCCTCGTGCAGGCGTTCGGCCCGATCATCCTCCAGGCCTACGAGCTGGCCAAGGCCCTGTCGGCGGCGGTCGCTCCGGGCGGGGCGCTGGCCCCGATCTTCGAGGCCATCGGCGTAGCGGTGCAACGGCTGGTCTCCCCGCTGCTCGGGCTGCTCACCACCTGGTCGAAGTGGATCGAGAACCTCAAGCCCGAGCAGGTCGAGCGGATAGTCGAGATCATCAAGCGGTTCGGGCCCGCGATCCTCGCCGCGGCCGGGGCGATCACGGTGCTGGTCGGCGGCAGCGTGATGGGGAAGATTCCCGTCCTCGGCGGGATGCTGACGAACCTGCTCGGCCCGGCCAAGCTGGTAGCGGGCGGGTTCGGGTCCATCGCCCAGGCCGGCCTGCACGCCATCCCCGCGCTGTCGGGCATCATCGGCCCGGCGGGCGGGGTCGGCGCGGCCCTCGGCGGGCTGGCGCTGCCCGTCACCGCCGTGGTGGCCGCGTTCGCCGCGATGATGATCGCCAGCTCCGATTTCCGCGAGGCCGTGCTGGAGCTGGGCAAGGGGCTGCTCGATTTCCTGATGCCCATCCTCAAGGCGGTCTGGGAGAACGGGCTCAAGCCGTGGCTGTCCGCCATGTGGGAGATCATCGGCGCGATCGGTGACGCCCTGGCCCCGATCATCAAGGAGCTGTCGAAGCTGCTCGCCCCGCTGGGTGAGCTGTTCGGGACCAACGTCGCGGGCGGCCTCGGCGGGACCTCCTCCGCGATCGGCTCCCTGATGCCGCTGATCACCGGCCTGATCAAGGTCATCGGCTGGTGGTTCGAAATCCAGGTCAAGGTGCTGGTCCCGATCATCAAGACCGGGATCGAGCTGCTGACCTGGGTTTCCTCGATGATGGCGGTGCTCAACCCGATGAAACTGGTCGGCCAGGCCATCGAGTGGCTGACCGGGATCATCATGAAACTCTGGCACTGGATCACCGGGAACAGCCCCGGCCTCATCCCCGCGTTCGGGGCGCTCGGCCAGGCGGCGGGTGCCGTGGCGGGCCTGCTCGGCGGCGCGGTGTCGGCCGCCTTTACCGGGCTGGTCGGCGTGGTCTCCTCGGCCACGTCCGCGATCGGCGGGTCGGTGCGCGACACCTGGTCGCACATGTCCGGCGTGGTCTCCGGCGCGATGGGCGAGATCCACGGCGCGGTCTCGTCCGGGTTCTCCTCGATGGTCTCCACGGCACGGTCGGCGGGTGCCTCGATGATCGACGGCCTCAAGTCCGGGCTGTCCGCCGCCCGGAGCATGGGCGGGTGGATCGGGGCCAACGTCACCGGCCCGGTAACCGGGTTCATCAAGTCCGGCCTCGGGATCGGCTCCCCGTCCACCATCACGATCACGTTCGGATCCGAGATGGTCGAAGGCCTCAAGCAAGGCCTGGAGGCCGCCAGGCAGCTCGGCGGGTGGGTGCAGGCCAACGTCACCGGCCCCGTGGTCGGCTGGCTCAAGTCCGGCCTCGGGATCGGCTCCCCCAGCTCGATCACGATCACGTTCGGGGCCGAGGTCATCGAAGGCCTCAAGGTCGGGCTGGAGAAAGCCCGCGAGCTGGGGAGCTGGATACAGGCCAACGTCTGCGGCCCGATCCTCGGCACCATCAAGGGGTTTTTCGGGATCGGCTCCCCCTCCTCGCTGATGGCCTCGATCGGCGAGGACATGGTGGCCGGCCTTGAGCTGGGCCTGGAGGGGGTCGACGCGATCGACCTGGGCAGCGGCCCCTCGTTCGGGTCGCCGCTGCTGGGCGGCGCGCTGGCCGCCGGGGCCGGGGCGATGGGCGGCGCCGGGGGCGGCCCGGTGATCAACGTCTACCCGAGCGCGGGCATGGACGAGCAGGAACTTGCCGCGATGGTCTCGCGTGAGCTGGCCTGGGCGACAGCCGGGGGGATCGGATGACCACCAAGATGCCCGTCAGCCTGAATGTCGGCACCCGCGGCTACGATCGCGGGTTCGACTGGTCCTACACCGGGACCGGGACCGAGCGGCCCCCCGGCCGCGCGCCCATCCCCGTTGTCTGGGATGGCCTCTGGCTGAACAGCGGCGACCAGCCCAACGGGCTGTGCGTCGTGGTCGAGCGGGTCGAGGGGTGGCTGGACTCCCCGCCGCTGGACGGCAACGACGTGCCCCGGGTGATCAGCGACGGGGCCGCGTGGGGACCGAAAGTGCTGCGGCAGCGGCTCGTCACCATCACGGGCGCGGCGGCCGGGCCGCGCGCCGAGCTCGGACGGCTCCGCGACCAGCTCGCCGCCCGCGCCGTCAACCGGGAGCCCGTGCTGCTCGCCATCGGCGACTGGGACCAGGCGCGGGTCCTGACCGCCGACGTGCGCGCCGGGACCGACAGCTACCGGCACACCCCCCTCGGGTCGGCCGGGTTCCGGTACCGCGTCACGCTCACCGCCGCCGACCCGGCCCTGTACGAGGGCACGTGGCAGTACGCCACGCTGAGCAACGTCGCGGCGGGCACCACCGGCCGGGACTACCCGCGCACGTTCGGCTGGCAGTACAACACCCCCTATGTGGGGAACTCGACGCTGCTGCGGAACACCGGCAACTACGACGCCCCGGTGTTCGCCCTGTACGAGGGCGACCTGATCGAATCGCTGCTGATCGACAACGCGAGCGGCGGCCTGGTCCGCCTGGCGCCGCTGGCCGCCGGAATGCAGATCCTCGTCTCCACGGCCTCGCTGATCGCCGAGGCGGCGGGCGGCCTGTCCCGCGCGTCGTTCATCCTGCCCGGCTCGCGGCCCATGTTCGTCCCGGCGGGCGGCACGGCCCGGTGGTTCCTGCGCAGCGCGGGCCGCGGCTCGGTCACCCTGGCGTGGCGGTCGACATGGGCGTGAGGCAGCTCGACCCGGCCCGCGCGCACGTCCCGCTGCCCGGCCGGTGGACGTTCTGGGCCGAGACGATGGTCCCCCCCTACCAGCGGCTCGGCATGGTCGACGTGTCGTCGTTCTACTGCGTCCGCCGCCTGAGCGCCTTCGGCTACGGCAACGTGACGGTCAACCTGCCGTGCGGCCTCGAAGCCGAGACGATGCTGAACCTGTGGGGCTGGCGGATCTGGTCGTTCTACGACGGCTCGCCGTTCTGGTGCGGGGTGCCGACCGGCCTGGCCGATGAGAACGGGTCCGAGCACGTGCAGTTCACCCTGACCGAGCTGCCCGGCTACCTGAACCGCCGCCAGTGGGACCGGCAGGACTCCAACGCGCCGTGGAACCGGCCCCCGATCCTCGGCGGCCCCGGCGGCCGGTTCGATCAGGTCGAGCAGATGACCATCGCCCGGCAGCTCGCCGAGCCCGTGCAGGACGTCGGCGTGGAGATCATCACCGAGCCGGGGTCCGGGGTGCTCCGCGACCGCCGGTATGAGTACCTGGAGGGCGGCAGCCGGGGCCAGCTCCTGATTAACCTGGCCGGCGTGCTCCAGGGCCCCGAGTTCCGCACCGACTACCGGATGGCCGCCCAGGACCGCCCGGTGTGCTCGCTGCGGCTGGGCTACCCGCGGGTAGGGTCCGACACGGCCGGCCTCGGCGTGTCGGTGCCCGGCGCGGTGCTGTCCTACCGGGCGCAATTCGACTCCGACCAGCTCCGCACCCACACGTTCGCGGTCGGCGACCTGCCCGAGGACGCCCCCGAGGGTGCCGTGCGGCCGGTCGTGGTCATGGCGCAGGCCAGTCACCCGAGGCTGCCCCGCCTCGATGCGGTCGATGACTGGCCCGGCACGGTGCTGCTGGCGACCTTGACCGAGCGGGCCAGGACGGCGGGCACGATCTACTCCGTGCCCGCCCAGCAGATCACCGGGAGCCCGCCCGAGTCGTTCCCGGTGATCACCTCCTACGGGCCGGGCGACACCGTGACCGTGCGGGCCGTCACGCCGCTGATCCCCGGCGGGATCGACTTCGACGCCCGGCTGGAGCAGGTCGAGGTGAACGCCGCGTCGGGCATCGCCACGTGGACGCTGGGCATCCTCCAGCCGCCGCAGGCCACCCGCGAGACGATCGCGGGGATGATGGTCCGCACCGACCGGACCACCGCCGCCCTGTTCCACAGCGGCAGCATGAGGCAGGTCAACCCAGTTGGGAGGCTCGGATGACGACACCGACCGGAAAACTCGCATGGGGGCAGGCCGGCAATTACGACGCGGTGGACGACCGGGCCGTGATCGCCGCGGTGACCAGGGGCCGCGCCGGCCTGGTGTGGCCAGTCAGGGCCGAGGCCGGGCCGGGCCTTCAGGTCATCATCCGGAGCGGGTGGGTCGGCGTGACCAGGTGCGACGACCTGACCAGCGCCGTCGTC